ACGCTATCCCGACTAACTTTAGCGTGGATGCGGATGTGCAGGGGCACAGGAGCACCGGCCAGGGCTATAAAAGCAAAGCAGCCATGGGTGCGGAGGAAGCAAGCCGTTACCGCATGATGCGCGGCATCGGCGCAATGCAGACTGCGGTAGCTGTGGGTAGTGGCGCGGATGGTGGGACTGGGCTGGATGGCATATCTGCGTTGATACGTGCGCTTAATTCGGGCGTGATTAATGTACATGTAGATAACACAGACACAATTATGCTTGATGGCGAAGTGATCTATAAAAATGTTGTAAAACGTAGCTCGCAGGCGCAGAAACGAACGGGGCGCAGCCCCCTCTTGGAGGGATAGCATGTTTAATGGATATTTACTTAAGCACGGAAACGAATCATTTCCTTGCCAGTATATCAATAGCAGAACATGGAAGTCCACACCGAGCAAAAGAACTGATTCAGGTTCTTATTATGACAGTTTAGGCCGATTGCATCGCGGAATAGCACCGCATGATCGGACGGAGATCACATTCACAACGCACATCGTTGACTTGGCCGGAAAGCAAGCAATACAGAATTTTTTTAGTGGGGCCACAATCAACGCACGAGAGCGGAAATGCCGCCTGACCTATTGGAACGACGAGGACAACGCCTACAAGCAGGGGGACTTTTACATCCCGGATATTACATTCACCATAAAGGATATCACAAGCGGCAACATCTTCTATGATGAGCTGGAGATCCACCTTATAGAGTATTAGGAGGATTGGCATGGAGCCTTGGACAAATGAAATAAAAGAGCTGTACAGAACCCCCGGCACCTATAAGGAATACCGGGGGTATTCCAACGGCGAGCTGGTCTTTGATGGGAGCAACATTGTAGCCGATTCGCTGACAATCACGCAGAGCATATCGGATTCCGAGCAAATACGGTACGGCACGGTTGAGGCTTCCATGTTGGAAGTACGGCTGGCTGACTCCGGCTCCTTCCCAATCAGCATTGCGCCAGCGCAACCAATACAACTTGCCACAGACACCGCCGAGCCGGTATATACGGCCCCGCCCGAAAGCAAGAAATTCATGCTGCGCACAGAGGAATTGAAGGGCGCGGAGATCGAACTGCGGCAGGTGATCGGCGAAGAAGAAGTGCCAATCGGCTTGTTCATCGTAGATGAATGCACCCGTGAGGCCGATACCTGGTTTATTAAAATCGTCGCCTATGATCGCTTGTATCGATTCAGGCAGGATGTTTCGGCGTGGTATAACGACCCGGCAACCTGGCCATACGCGCTTCCCGAGGGGAATGCTAACATGCTGGGTGATCTCTTTGTAAGCCTGTGCGATTATTTGGGCGTGCCGCACGATGACCTGTTTATAAGCAACGACGGAAAGGCTATCTTCAAGACCGTTGACCCCTCGTTCATCGCGGGCATAGATGTTTTAAGCGCCATGTGCGAATTAAATGGGTGCTGGCCGCAAATGTCGCCAGAAGGGATCCTGAGGCGCGTTAGGCTTGGGGGTGAATCCGCCGAAACGTTTGATTACGAGGTTTATGATCAGACTTACCGCCCGGAAAGCACCCGTGAGGACTTTGTGTGCAAGGCAATAAACGCCGTTGTAATCCGCGAAACCGAGGATGATATTGGCGGGCACTATCCTGAAACCTTGCAAGACAACCCATATATCATACAGGATAATTTCCTGGTATACGGGCGGAGTACCGAGGACTTAGAGGGCTTTGCTTTAAACCTTTATAACACTATGAAGGATAAGCCCTACAGGCCGCACAATACCTTGGTTGACGGGCGGCCCTACCTCCAGTGCGGGGATATGATAACCGTTCGGACGCAGAAGGAAACCTTCAACACTTACATCCTAAAGCGCACGCTTAAAGGTGAAGCTTCCCTTGTTGATTCCTATGAGGCGCAGGGCACAGAAAAGCAGGCGCAGGAATACGGCATATCCCGGCAGATAATCCAGCTTCAGAGCAAGACAAACAAGCTCATTCGCACGGTGGACGAAACCGTTTCAGAGGTCGCCAGCAAGGTGGGGAACGATGAGATCATCAGCCGGATAAACCAGACCGCCGAGGAAATTAAAATCCTTGCACAAAGGATAGCCCTTGAGGGCCTTGTCACGGTCAATAATCGCTTCAAAATCCTTGCCGATGGAAGCATGGAGGCTGTAAACGGCAAATTCGCAGGGACGCTTGATGGCGCAACCGGAAGTTTCACAAGCCTGGTCTGCGATGGTGGGGAAATCGATTTTAGGGTTAATGGAATAACAAAAGTAGGTGTAGGAGTAGACCCAATTGGTGATGCTGGCTTTGTTGCTTTCGGCCCATATGAAAAACTTGAATACAGGGGCGAGATGTTAAGGCTAATAAGCCAATACGGGCTTGTGTCCCTGTATGGAAACACGGTAGAAATAAACTCTCCGCGTTTTGTAGCATTAGACACTAGCGCGGGTTCGGCAAACGCAAGGGTAGAATTTGCCGATAGCGGGTATCGCTTGCGAATAGCATCTTCTTCTAGAAGCATAAAACAAAACATTCGCCAAATAAGCGAACCAAGCCTTGCGGATATGATCGATGACACGCCAGCCGTTACCTATGAATCGCGTATTAAGGGAGAGCGCGGACATGCATTCTATGGCTTTGTGGCCGAGGACATGGAGAAACGTTTTCCGTGGCTCGTCGAGTACGTTGTACGAAATGGCGTTTATGAGATCCAGGGCGTTCAGTATGACAGGGTTCCGGCTATTCTTTGGGCAGACGCACAAAACACACACGCAGAGCTAAAACGGCAAGATGCCGAGATCGAAGGTTTGAAAGGCGAAATTGCAGAGCTAAAGACGGTTCTCGCAACACTGCTTGAAGGGAGGACAGACGATGGAGCAACTTTATCAGAGTAGATATACGGGCCCAGAGATAGACCGCCGTCTTGGCCTGATGGCGGGGAACTTCCTTTGGATAAAATGGAGCGCGGCATTTCCTGTTGTGGAAATGCTGGACGAGCCGGGCCCCTATATCGGTATTTACACAGGCGAGAGCAACGACCCGCCTGACGATCCGGCAGAATACAAATGGTATCTGAATAGCGGCGCGGATGGACAGCCGGGCCCGGAAGGCCCTGTCGGCCCGCCGAACACGCTGGCTATTGGTACCGTGCAATCTGGTGTAGCTGCGGCCGCAACCATCACTGGCGAAGCGCCGGAGCAAACGCTTAACCTTGTTCTTCCTAAAGGCGAAACTGGCGCAGGCCTGGATATCCTGGGCACTTATCCAACCGTTGAGGCTTTGGAAGCGGCTGTGACTTCTCCTGCACAGGGGGATATGTACAATGTCGGACTAGCGGCCCCCTTCAACGTGTACATGTGGGATGTCGAATTGAACGATTGGATAGATCAGGGCGTTCTGCAAGGCCCGCCGGGGCCGGACGGCGCTGACGGAAAATCTGGTGTATTTTTCGGGCCAGTTGAGGACGCGCCGGAAGATGCTATCGTAGTTGTTGACCCAGCAGGGGCCGTATTTAACACCGATAATGTCCCGGAGGGTGCAACTAATAAGTACTACACGGATGCGCGGGTAGACCAAAGAATTGCAGAATCTACTACTTTTGCGCCTATAGTCCACGCCCACGGTGCTATAACCCACGACGGCAAGGTGGGCGCGGTTGCGGGATTACCCCTCTTCACCGGTGAGGGTGGCGTGGTAGGCACTAAAACGGCAGCGGAGGCGCGAACGGCGCTTGGGGTATCGACGGCACCCGCCAAACTCGCCGCCCTGCCAACATCTGGTACGGCGCTTGTGGATAACGCGGAATACCGCGTTTCAGCGACCGTGGGAGCCTATGTTTTTGCGTGGCCCACAAGCCCGTTTGAGGCGTGGATTCGTTTTAGTACGGCAGCCACCTTCAATATTACTTTTCCTACAGGCACTACCTACATCGGCGGTGCGCCAACTTTTAAGGCAAATACGGCCTACGAAATGAGCGTCAAAGACGGCGTGGTAATCGTGCAGGAGATAGTGGCATGATGCGTCATAGGCGAAGAATGTTGATGGGCGTTCTGATAAGGAGGTTTGAATTTACATATACCGGCACCTATGTCGATAACCGGGTCAACGGCGTCGGCACAATCGAGTTTACCTCATCTGGCACGCTAACGGTCACAAAGGCGGGGATTGCCGCGCTATTTTTTCGTGGTGGTGGCGGGGGCGGCGGTGGTGGCGCAAACTCAGGTCTGCCGGCGGCAGGCAACGCGGGCGGCGGTGGTGGCAGCGGATATGTAACTAACGTACCCAGTTACGCGATTGTAGTGGGCACGTATACCCTTGTAGTGGGTGATGGCGGTACGGGAGGTGCGCCTGCGCCGTATTTCGGCGGAAATGGTTCTACCGGAACCCCTGGCGGCACAACATCAGCATTTGGATATACAGCCGTAGGGGGCGGCCCCGGTGGCGGCGGCGGCCAAACCAGCGCTGGCACGGGTGGGCAAGGTGACCAAAACGGTCAGGATGGTAATACCGCAGGTAGCGGAACTGGTGGTACGGGTGGCCTACCCAATGGTGGAAAAGGCGGCGATGGCGGCGGTTCCTCTTTCAATCCCACGAAGGGTGATGATGGCGGTAAAGGAATGATTACACTAACTTTTGCTGTTTAAAAGGAGGCAGGAAAATTGCCAATATTAAATCTAAGAAACACCGTAGGAGAATTTGAGCCAATCCCGGCAATGATTGGCCCGCAGGGTGCGCAAGGCGTGCCCGGCCCGAACGAAATTACCACCGCCACAGCGACACCCCTATCCGGCGTACTGGTAGGCAAGGACGGCTATGTAAAAGAGGGCGTAGCGGGCGAGGATTTTGCGGCGGCGGCGCATGCGGCCCAGCATGCGGTAGGAGGGGCAGATGCCATCTATTCTTCCGTGCCAGCCGCAAAGATCGCTATGGACATCGACCCTCGCGTATTTGAGTATGGGGGCCGTGAAATACCATTCACATGGGCAGAAATTTCCACAAAGATAAAAGCCGCCGATTTCACAGGATTACGGGTGGGTGATTACAAGGACATTGTGCTCAACGGCACGTTTTACGATGCTGCTGCCGCCGGCAATAAAACGATGTCAAATCTCACCTTCCGCATGGAAATAGCGGGAATCGATAGTTACTATCAATATGGCGACGTAGCGGTGCCACATCATATAGACTTTATCAGTCGCGATTGTTATAGTGAGATCCTTCTGTATAACGCGACTGACACGAATTCGGGAAGTTTTATCGGGAGTGCGCTTTTCACCACCATGAACGGTGCCTCGGGCATTGTACAGCTCCTGCCCTCAGACGTTGCGGCTGTGACGATCATTAAACGTGGCCTCACTGAAACAAAAACGGGGGCAGATGCGAGTAGTTGGGCATGGAATGACATGGGTAAGCTGTGGCTTCCGACTGAACGAGAGGTTTGGGGCAATCCGGCATGGAGCGAAATCAGATGGGGCAGCGGGTTAAATGTCCAGTATCCTATTTTCAAAGAGGGTACGCGCCACATTATCAAACAGGCTGGTATCGGCGGTAGTCGGTGCAACTGGTGGTGCGCGTCCTCCGCGGCGGGTTCGGCTTCCCACTTCTGCTTTGTCTACAGCCTCGGGTTTCCGCTCTCCGCGACCGCGACCCATCCGAACCTGCGCGTGCCGCTCTGCTTCCGCGTCGCGTAAGGGGGATTAAAAGATGTTTGTAAGAACAGACGCAAGAAACAATATTGTAGAGGCAACAGACATGCCGAATGGCAAAGGCTACCTTGCGGCAACCGGCGAAATGCCGCTTGGCCTACTTGGCTTTAACGGAAGGGTTTACACACCGAATTACAGGCTTGTAGATGGAGTTATAACCAATCGAGAAGCCTCCGATATTGCCCGCGAGCCATATTCAGACCCCGCGCCAGTGCCGGAAACGGAACGACTGCGCGAGGATGTGGATTATCTACTGATTGCAGAGTTGATGCGGGAGGGACTACTATGATCGATCAAAACAAGGTTGATATCTTGCTGGGTCTTGTGCAGCGTGGGCGCATCGACCCGGAGAGCATAAAAGATCCCGAATACAAGGAGGCCGTACTGGCCGCGCTGGAAGGAGAGTAAACCATGATTTTTGAAGCATACAAATGCGGCGCAATACCATCCCCGCCTGATGTGCGGGATTACTCTGTACGTGTGGCACGGCCCGTGGCCCTGCCCCGGACGTTTAAACAGCCGATCGAGAGCAACTACAACCAGGGCGTTAACAACTGCGTACCGCAGGTGTTCCGTTCGGGCTTGCGTTCGATCTACGGAATCGAGTTTGGCGTGGATATGTGCTACGGCGGTTTTCGAAACCACAACGGCGAGGGCATGTACCCGAGTGTGGCCGCAACGGGCCTGTGCAAGTACGGCATAGCGCCACTCAAATACGATCCGGGCGAGCGCGAGGTGCCAGCCGTTATAGATTACTACCGGGCCAATCAGGCGAGGCTGCACAAATATGCGGAGCCGTACAAGGGCGTGACGTGGGGGCGTGCATACACGGCCAGCGACATAAAGCAAGCGCTATACGATGGCAAGCCCATAGGCGGGTGCTTTGCAATCTCGCAGATGCATACCGATTCGCGCGGCATTTTTCCGTGCAAATCCGGCGTATATGGCTATCACGAAATGCGCATCTATGGCTGGGATGTTGTTGGCGGCCAGGAATACGCCTGCGTGCAGAACTCTTGGGGCAAGCGCTGGGGCAAGAACGGCGAGTGTTTTGTGTCCTGGGAGGATGTTTTACGCATGGGCGATATCATTGTTCTCACCCCGCCGAAAGACCACCAGCCGGATAAGCCCGAAGAAAATGTAGTCATTGACCGCACCCTCCGCAAGGGCATGAAGGGCGAGGATGTGAAGAAACTGCAAGAGGCCCTAATCAATCTGGGCTACGCCCTGGGCAAGAGCGGCGCGGATGGGGACTTTGGCAGCGCCACGAAGCGGGCCGTGGAGGCGTTCCAAAAGGCCAAGGGGCTGAAAGCGGATGGCATAGCGGGTAAAGCCACGCTGGGGGTGCTGTATGGCTAATAAAATCACATCTGCCCAGCTAGTGTCATATTTTCAACGGGCCGTTGCGGAGGGCTGGGGCTACGTTTGGAGCCTTAATGGGGAGCTGTACACCCGCGAACTGGCCGAACACTACCACAAAATCCAGCGGCCAACATCCAAGCACCGCGACCCTAAAACCTATTGGCTAAAGGATTGCGCCAAATGGATAGGCAAGATGGCGGCTGACTGTTCGGGCGGCATTGTCGGGGCGCATAGGCAATACAATCCATCCTACCAAGACCAGAGCGCCAACACCTTCTATAGCCGCTGCATCGAGAAAGGGCCAATATCCACTATCCCGGAGATTCCCGGCCTGTGCGTATGGCGTGACGGGCATATCGGCATATACGAGGGTAACGGGAACGTGCTGGAGTTTCGCGGCACGGACTACGGGGCCGTAAGAACCAAGCTAACAAGCCGCAACTTCACCCATTGGGGCCGCTTGCGGGATGCAGAATACGCGGAGGAAAAGCCTATGATATTCGAGGTAACATCACCGTATCAACGCGGCCCGGCTTATGAGGCCATGCAGACCGCTCTAAACGCCGCAGGATACGATTGCGGCAAGGCTGACGGAGTATGGGGCCCTAAGTCACAAAACGCGCTACAGGGGCTTGTGGAGGCCCATATGCCTATTGGCGTTTCTATAACCGTCGAGGCTGGCGGGGTAACATATCGCGGGGATGCTGTGAGGTAGAGAGTATGGATGTAGAAAAGGAGATCGGCAAGATGTTGCAGCAGCTTTCAAGAATTGAGGCCATGCTGGCGAACGCTTTATCCGATCTGGAAGATCACGAGGCCAGGCTTCGATGCTTGGAGCAAAAAGGCGGCAAGCGGTGGGAAACGCTTGTAGGACAAATCATAACGTTGCTGGTTGCCGGGTTCGCCGGGTGGCTATTGAGCGGAAATATTTAAACGGAGGAAATCATCATGCAGGAATTTTTCACTTGGGCCATGCTGGGCACCTATGCGGGGGCCGTGCTGGCTACCACACTTATCACCCAGCTTGTCAAAGAATGGCTGAAAGCCGTTCCCACGCGGATTGTAAGCTATGTTATCGCGCTGGGGGTGCTTCTGGCCGCCGCCGCCTTTAACAACGCTCTCACGCTGGCTGACGGGGCGCTGTGCCTATTTAATGCGGTCATCGTATCCCTCGCGGCTAACGGCGGGTTTGATGCGGTGACGAAAGAGTAACTATTATATATAATGAAAGGGGGGGCCGTTTGGCCCCTCCTTTTTTTTTATCATAATGGCGGCGTAAAACCCCTTGCTTTAGCTATGGGGATATAAGCCGTCGCATCCCCTTGTATTAGATTTGGTTTTGTGGTATAATCAAGTCATGGAATATAAATCAAACAACAACGTAGTATATTCGTGCAAATATCATGTTGTCTGGTGTCCAAAGTATCGGCGCAAAGTACTTGTTGGAGCAATTGCAGAGCGACTAAAGGAGTTAATTGAAATACGCTGCTCTGAAATTAACGCCGAAATATTAGAAATGGAAATCATGCCAGACCATGTACATTTGCTCATTGAAGTTGACCCGCAGTTTGGAATCAACCAAGCTATAAGGAGTATCAAATGGTTTTCGTCACATTCGTTACGCAATGAATTCCAAACATTAAAAACTAGGTTGCCAACCCTATGGACGAACAGTTATTTTGTTTCGACCGTTGGTGGAGCGCCACTTGAAGTCATCAAACAATATATTCAGAATCAAGAAACATCGCAAAGGAGGTGAGATAGTGGAGTACAGTTACAAGTTTCGTGTATACCCAACAAAAGAACAAGAGATTTTAATACAAAAAACATTTGGCTGTACTCGTTATGTGTACAACCACTATCTCGCCAAGCGTACAACGGCATATGAATCCGAAAAGAAAACGCTGAATTACAATGCCTGCTCTGCTGACATGACAAACTTAAAGCGTGAGTTTGAATGGCTTCGTGAGGTAGACGCTACCGCTCTACAGTCTTCAATCAAAGACCTTGATTTCGGGTTCCAAAACTTCTTTCGCAGAGTAAAGCAAGGCGAGAAGCCCGGCTATCCCCGCTTCAAGAGTAAGCACAACAATCGCCAAAGCTACAAGAGTAAATGCGTTGGCACAAATATTAAGGTAAGCGAAAACGCAATCCAGTTGCCTAAGCTTGGTTTTGTAGAATGCAGGGTGTCAAAGCAGGTTCGTGGCAGAATTCTATCCGCAACGGTTAGTAAAAACCCAAGTGGCAAATACTTTGTGGCTTTGTGTTGTACAGACGTTGAGATTGAACCGCTTGAACCAACAGGCGCACTCGTCGGAATTGACCTTGGTTTAAAAGAATTTGCAATCACGTCTGATGGGCAGAAATTTGAGAATCCCAAACACCTCACCAAATCCCAAAAGAAACTTGCTAAACTCCAACGACAGCTATCCCGAAAACAAAAGGGTAGTAAAAATAGGAACAAGGCGAGAATCAAGGTGGCGAGGTTGCACGAGCACATCACCAATCAGCGAACGGATACGCTTCACGAACTCTCAACGCAAATGGTGCGTGATTATGACCTAATTGCCATAGAGGATTTGCAGGTTAAAAATATGGTGAAGAATCACAAGCTTGCAAAGTCAATCAGCGATGTTTCGTGGTCAGAGTTCACGCGCCAGCTCAAATACAAATGCGACTGGTATGGCAAAACGCTTGTTGAAATAGACAAGTTCTATCCGAGTAGCCAGCTATGCGGTGTGTGTGGCGAGAAGAATCCTGCCGTGAAGGATTTAGCCGTAAGGGAATGGACTTGCCCGAGCTGCGGGGCGCAGCATGACCGTGACGTAAACGCTGCGAACAACATATTGAAAGAAGGCTTGCGAACGCTCGCAGGCTAAACCATTTAAAAATACCGTGGGACACACGGAAATTTAAGCCTGTGGAGACTATGTAAGACTGGGTAGCCAGCAACGGTTTGTGAAGCAGGAATTCCCTCGCTAGGGCTCGGGAGGAATCCCTCGGCTTTAGCCGTGGGGAGCTGTCAAGCAGGACAACAGCGGAATCCGACAAATAGACCTTTCTGCGCATTTTTGTTTGCGCACACAAATGCCGCAACGCGCCCTGCGGAAAATTTTGGATTTTATTCCAAAAGGGTATTGACATATATATGCAGTAATGGTAATATTAACCTATCCTAGAAACGAAACGAATAAAGGAGGTGATTGTTTGAACAAGCGGTTACTGGCTGGACGGATGGTTATGGCCGGGTATACGCAGGTATCTGCCGCAGAAGCGTTAGGGGTATCAAAAAACACGTTTAACGCGAAAATGAACGGGCACGGGCCGTTCGATGCCGACCAAATTATAAGGTTGTGTGAACTGTTCGGGATTGAGGATAGCCACGACAAGGTACAAATCTTTTTAACCCGCGCAAATGCGGACAAGCACTAAAGAAAGGAGGAACGCATGAACGAATTAATCACTTTATCCACCGATACCAAATTCCCCGTTTCAGGGCGAGACCTGCATGAGAGGTTGGAGGCTGGAACGGAATACCGCCATTGGTTCCCCCGCATGTGCGAGTATGGGTTTGCGGATGACATCGACTACCGGTCAAAAATGACCGATAGGTCTGATGGACTACCCGGGCGGCAGCGCATCGACCACGACCTCACCATCAGCATGGCAAAAGAAATCTGCATGCTACAACGCACGGAGATGGGGCGGACGATTCGCCGCTATCTGATTGCCGTTGAGGAACAGTGGAACCAGCCCGAAGCGGTGATGGCCCGCGCCTTGCAGATGGCGAATGACACCATTGCCAAGCTAAACGGTAACGTGTTGGAGCTAAGCGCCGCAAACATCAAAAAAGATCAGTTGATCGGGGAACTAAAGCCCAAAGCGGATTACGTGGACTACATCCTATCCAGCAGCGGCACTATGGCCACCTCGCAGATTGCGGCAGATTATTCCTTGTCTGCACACCGCCTCAACAGGTTCCTACATGAGGCAGGAATCCAGCGCAAGGTAGGCGATCAATGGATACTCTACACGGCGCACATGGGCAAGGGCTACACCAAGTCTGAAACCATCCCAATCTCCAGATCGGACGGGCGGCCCGACACGAAAATGTTCACCCGCTGGACGCAAAAAGGGCGGCTGATGATTAACAAGGTTCTGAACGACTACGGCATCTACGCCAATATGGATACCGGGATGCTGGCGCAAGGCTGACCGTCAAGCAGGAAACGGAGGTGATGCATGGAACGGATAGTGTCTCGGGACAAGCTCTTGCGTGATGCACTCGACCCGTGGCAGAAACAACGCCGGGCGCGGCAACGGTATTTTGCCAAACATCGGGAGATCATCGACTACTCCCGGGATGGACGGGCAAAGGCCCTGCGGGAGAAAATCGGCAAATGAAAAGCGCTGGCGGGAGTGCCATCCCAACCAACGCAAGGGGTAAATATCTATTCGCAGCATATCAGAAGGAGGGGTAACAGTCAATGCCAATTTTAAACGAGCAGCAAGGAGCTGCCATAATCGCCCATATTGCGGACTTGGTGATGGAACTGCAAGAAGCGCGGCGTGAGGCTGCCATGTACCGGGATTGGTACAACGAAAAGGTGATAGCTCTGGATGCTTTCAGGAAAAAGCCCGATGTGAAGGAGGACGATTTCTAATGAAGCTTTACGAGATCGGCGAAGAATACCGCTCGTTCCTTGCAGCAGTCGAGGCCGGGGATATCCCGGAAGATGCAATCGCTGACACCCTCGAAGCCCTTGACGGAGCCTTTGAGGAAAAGGCCGACAATACCGCCTGTGTGATAAAGGAGCTGCTTTCAGAGGCGGAGGCCATCAAAGCAGAAGCCGACACCCTTAACGAGCGGGCCAAGGCGAAGAAGGGACATGCGGACAGGCTCCAACGGTATCTTTTCGGCCAGATGAAAGCGCTGGGTAAAACGGGGTTTGAGAGCGCCCGGAACAAGCTGACGATCAAACGCACCCCTGCGGCCTGTGTGATCGATGATGATAACGCGCTTGTACAATACCTCGAAGAACAGGGCATGGAAGACTATGTGAAGTATGAATCCGCGCCCCGGAAAGCCGAGATCAAGAAACTGGTGCAGGGGGGCACGGAAATCCCCGGCGTGAGCTTGCAAACGGAAGAAAGGCTGTACATCAAATGAGCGACTATCTTTTCCCTACCCTCACGGCAGAGGACATTGAATGCCGAGTTGCGCAGGTGACGCAGAACAAAAGGGGTGTTAGCGCGTCTCTCTTGCTCTATAAGGACGCGCGGGTGGATATGCGCTTGCTGGATGAAAAAATCGGCCCTCGCAATTGGATGCGGCGGCACACCCTCATTGCCGGGAATCTCTTTTGCACCATATCCATATGGGATGCCGAAAAGGGCCAATGGATTGAAAAAGAGGATGTAGGCACGGAGAGCAACACCGAAAAGGAGAAAGGACAAGCCTCTGACGCATTCAAGCGGGCCGCGTTCAATGTTGGTATCGGGCGGGAGCTTTACACCGCCCCCCGCATATCCGTCACGCTAAGGGATGATGAGTACGAAAACGACGAGAAGGCCAAGAAACCGAAGGTTTTCCCGTGGACGAAGTTCAGCGTGTTGGATGTAGGCTACAACGAGCGCCGCGAAATCGTAAAGCTCGCTATCGCGGACATGAAAGGTGAAGTGCGTTTCAAATGGGATATCTCCGCTCCTGCGAAAAGCCCGAAGCCTGCCGCCGAGCCGAAGCCCACCACAATGCCCAGCGTAAGCGACGACCCAGAGGTAAACCGCCTACGTGGGATGATCCTGGACGAGCTAAAGCAAAACCTTGCGCTGGCTGATAAAGCCGCCAAGGCACGGTACAAAAAGAACTTTTACGACCTCGCTCTACCCGAGCTGCAAGAGGTAGCCTTGAAGGTTGGTGCGGCGTAATGGCCGTTAGCGCCCGCGTAAAGAACCCAACCCTTATGGCCGGGAAGGTGCTTGCCTTTGAAGTGATAGGGAATTTGCCGGAAATCCAATGCGACCCCGGCGAACCCCTGTCCCTTGAAATCAAGCGGCCCACGAAGAAGCGGTCGCTGGACGCGAATGCTTACGCATGGGTGCTGATCGGAAAGATGGCCGAGGCAACGGGCCTCTCCCCGGAAGAAGTATACCGTAGTCACATCCGGGAGGTAGGGGGCAATTACGAGGTTGTCCCCTTGCGGAAAGAGGCGGTAGATACCTGGGTACGGAATTGGGGCCATAACGGCTTGGGCTGGGTGTGCGATATCCTTGGCGATTGCAAGAAAACGCCGGGCTACGTGAACGTAATGACCTACTACGGTTCCAGCGTCTACGATTCGGCGCAGATGGCCCGGCTGATTGATCACATCATCCAGGATTGCAAGGCCCTCGGGATTGAAACCCTTACCCCGGACGAGCTGGCCCGACTGAAAGAAGATTGGAGGAACGCGCAATGAACTGGTGGGGACTATTCTTTACCTTCGCTCTCCCTTTTCTCCTGCTGGGCATGGCGGCGGTGATAGAACGTGAGTAAATCAATCATGCAGAGTGAAAAGGTGTGCTACATTAGCGGATCGCCTGTAGACCTTGAAAGGTGGTCACCCGTTTCGGGTTATGAGGGGCTATACGTTGTAAGCAGCCTTGGCGCCGTAGCCCGCATTCTGTTCAAGAATAACCGGGTGGAGTTCCCCAAAGTCACGGTACTTTCGCAAACCGACAACGGCCAAGGGTATCTCGCCGTGGGCCTGAGCAAGAATGGCATCCGAAAGATGCACTATGTTCATCGACTTGTTGCCGAGCATTTTGTCCCAAACCCGCATGGCATGCCAGTTGTCAATCATCTGGATAGGAATAAGCAAAACAATAATGCTGGCAATCTGGAATGGGTTACGCAAGGAGATAACGTGAGGTATTCGGCAAAGCATATGCAAAAGCCTAAAGAGAGGCCGAGAAGATCGCGGACTGGATACCGATATGTTACGACACGCATAGATCAGACAGGCAATCCCCGTTTTCGACTATGCATCCCAAAGCGTAGAGTAGATCGGTCTTTTTGCAGATTGCAAGAGGCGTTGCAGGAACGAGAGCGGCTGACGGGCATTCCTCAGAGCGCCAAAATCTAGCAGGGGGAGAACAGATGAAATCGATTTTACAAGATGAAAAGGTGTGCTATTTATCGGGATCTCCTGTTGGACTGGAAAAACATCACATTTTCTTTAATTCTGGGCGCAGGAAGTTGAGCGAGAAATACGGCCTAACGGTATGGCTCCGGCACGATCTGCACAATGAACCGCCGTATGGTGCGCACCATTGCAAGCGCACACGGCGCATGCTCGAACAGGCCGGACAAAAGGCATTCCAGGAGAAATACCCTGATTTAGATTTTATGAAAATATTCGGGAGGAATTATTTATGAGCAAGTTTAAGGAGGTGTGGGCCGATATTGCTGGGTACGACGGATTGTACCGCGTGTCTAATGCTGGGCGTGTCCTAAGTCTCCGCCGTTATGATGGCCGTGGCATTGAGGTACGCGGCGGCATTCTTAAACCGAACGTAGGCACTACGGGATATTTATATGTTAACCTGCGCAAGGATGGGAGGTCTGTTCATAAAAAGATACACAGGCTGGTCGCGGCAGCATTCTTGCGTCCCGAAGCGGGCCGGTATGTTGTGAATCATCGTGATGGGAACAAGCTGAATAACCGCATTGACAATCTAGAGTGGTGCACTCAGGCGGAGAACGTGGCCCATGCATTCGGGAACGGATTTATGGTTGCGGGCGAGAACCAAGAGGCTGCGGCAGAGGGGCGCAAAAAGCCAGTTGTGCAATATGATGCAACCGGAAATCGCATTGCCAGATATTCCAGCAATATTGAAGCGGCGAGACTACTTGGGATACATCCAGCAAATATCTCCCAGTGCTGCAACGGCAAAATAAAAACCTCTCACGGTTATATTTGGAAGTTTGAAAAGGAGACAGCAGTATGAATAAAATCATCATCACCCACGATGGCACCACCACCATCGCCCGCCTATACGATGGCAAGAAGGTCATGAAATCCGCAGAGGCCAAGTGTGCGCCGAGCGATGCTTTTGACTTCACCATAGGCGCAAACCTCGCGTATGACAGGCTGATGGACAGGTTGCCCGCTACGCCGCCAAAACCCGCCGAGAAGCCCGCGCAGGAGCCTATCAAGCTGTACTGCGTGAAGGATTTTATGGAGGGAAATTTTCTTACTCGCGGAAAAGTGTATGAATTTGTTCCCGGCAAAGGTGTTGTCTATGATGATGAGTGGTGCGGCGGTGACACTTACGGGGGAAGCTTTGCGCAATACGCAAGGTATAATCCTAGCCTTTCGGCCTGCCTCATCCCCCTCGTCCAGCGCCCCGCGAAGGTGGGGGAGTGGGTGTATATCGTAGATGACGGGTTCTGGCCCAACCACGACCTACTTCATAAACTGGCAAAGTGTGTTGGTCTTAGCGGCGGCGATAGCACCCTCCGTTTTGATGATGGGGATAGGCTGTATGCATCCCCTCGCCGGTACCTCGTTCTCGATGGCTACCAGCCCGAACCCGAATACTACAACGGCAAGGTGGTATGTATAAAGGCTTACGGGGGGTTCACGGCTGGCAAGGTGTATTGTTTCACCGATGGGGTCTGCGGCGATAACGATGGAGATAAGCGTCCCGAATCCGGGAGGCGGCCTATCAGCGACCTTTCGGACGGGTGGGCACGCGATATTTTTATCGAGTACAAGGGGGAAGCCCAATGAATAAGGTATTCCAAATCGGAAATCTCACAAAGCCGCCAGAAGTGCGCTCCACTGGCAGCGGCGTATCGGTTTGCACCTTCACCATAGCCGTACAGCGCCGTTTTCAGGGCCAAAACGGGGAGAAAGTAACGGACTTCTTCCCCGTGGTAGCATGGCGCACCCTGGCTGATAACTGCGGCAAATACCTTTCCAAGGGCAGCAAGGTAGCCGTGGTGGGCGAGCTGCAAACCCGCTCCTACGATGCAAAGGACGGTTCCAAGCGGTATGTTACCGAGATCGTTGCGGATGAAGTGGAGTTCCTTACCCCGAAAGCGAGGACGGATAGCAGGGATGATGAACTTGAACAGGCTGGATTTGAGGAAGTTTCGGACGAACTACCTTTTTAGTGGGGTGATGGCATGGCAAGAGAGTATTTCAACGCCTATCACAGCTACTTAAAGTCGATTGAAACCCTCAATGATGCGGAGATAGGGCGCTTGTTCGTGGCATGCCTAACCTACAGCATGTCGGGCACAGCGCAGGAGCTTCGCGGTAATGAGCGGCATGTATTTCCGATGATTCGGTCGCAGATAGATAGGGACGCTGAAAGATACGCAGAAAAATGCGCAGTAAATCGCGCAAATGGGGCGCTAGGAGGGCAAGCGAACGCCACCGAACGCCACCGAACGCTACCGAACGCCCCCCAAACGCCCCCCAAGGAGAAGGAGAAGGAGAAGGAAATTACCCCCCTTAATCCCCCCGAGGGGAAAAGTGCGGATGATATTGCTGAAATCGTGGACTACCTCAATGAAAAAACGGGGAGCAGCTTTAAGGCTTCTACGGCCAGCACTCGCAAGCAGATAGGTGCCCGTCTCAAAGATGGGTACACCGTGGCCGATTGCAAGCGCGTGATCGATGATCGGGTGAAGCTGTGGAAGGAGACGGAGTGGGAGCAATACCTGCGGCCAGATACTCTTTTCAGACCTTCAAAGTTCGAGGGGTATCTCAATGCCGCACCGAAGGAAAAGCAGCCTGATGATTGGCGCAGCGCGTTTAAATTCTACGACGGAGGATAGCCATGACAGCGGAAGAAAGTGTATTGGGTTCCATGCTGATAAGCCAGCGGGCTGTAGAGTTAGCCTGTGATCTTGATAGCGAGGACTTCACAAGTCCCAGGAACCGGGAACTTTTTGAACACATGATCGCCTTGTCTGCGAGCGGCAGCAGCGTTGACCTGGTAACCGTTATCAATGCCATGCCCGATGCGGATGTGCCGTGGCTCACGGGCTTAACGATCAATACCCCCAGCGCGGCGAACGTAGAGCATTATATCCGCCTTGTCCGGGATGCCAGACAGCGCAGGGAATTTGCAGGTGATATGAGCGGGGTAATCCAGTCTGTTGCCGAGGGTGGGGAATATATTTCAGCCGCCGAGGCCGTTTTAAACAAGGTTATCGCGCTTGGCTCAAAGGATATCCGCAGAGCCGGGGAATATGTGGACGCGGTAATTGCGCAGTTCGGAAAGAAGCGCGAGTGGGGCATACGGACAGGATTTCTCTTTGCCGATGCAAACCTCCGGGGGCTTAGGCCGGGGCAGTTGGTGGTAATCGCCGGGACAACCGGCATGGGGAAGACCTCGTTTGCCATGAACGTTGCCATGAACGTTGCGAAGGAAAAGCGCGTGGCCGTGTTCTCGCTGGAAATGACCCGCGAAGAATTGATATCAAGGGCTATTGTATCGCTGGCGAACGTGAATGAAAGCGAAATGGGGCAAGCGCGGGAGGCCGCAGAAGCCATACGGGCCGCAGGAAAGGCTTTCAAGGCGCTGGATATGTACATCGACGACAAGGGCGGGGCTACGGTGGAATACATCAAGGCCCAATGCCACCGGCTCAAACCCGCCTTGATCGTGATCGACTACTTGGGGCTGATGGATATGCGGCAGCGCAAGGGCGGCACGCGAGAAAACGAGGTAAGCGCCACCACCCGGGCCTTGAAGGTGCTGGCCAAAGAATGCAAATGCGTTGTGCTACTGCTGGCCCAGCTCAACAGGGGCGTGGATAACCGCGCAGACAAAAAGCCCGTTTTGTCTGACCTGCGGGAAAGCGGATCTATTGAGCAGGATGCGGATATCGTGATGTTTTTGCACCGGCCCGGCAAGTATGACGAGAAGGCCGACCAGAAAGCCGCCGTGCTGGATATCGCCAAGCACCGCAACGGGCAAGCAGGGGCGCTAGAACTATCTTGGGATGGCCCGCACTTTAGGTACAGCGACAAGGAGGAAAAAGGTGCAACACCGTTTGATGTGGATTGAATACGAGCGGCGCAAGAAGGAGTTGCCGCCCGACTTAACGCCGGAGCAGTACGAGGCGGCAATTCGCCAGATATGCGAGGAATTGGGCATATGAACGTAGAATTTGAGATCATTGGGAAGCCGCAAGGCAAGGCCCGTGCCCGGACAGGGAAAGGCCGCACATACACCCCGGAGCAAACGGTGCTCTATGAGAATCTTGTGAAAATGGAGTACCTTCGCCAATGTGACGGGTTCCGCTTCAAGGAGGATGTGCCCCTGCGAATGGAGATTGATGCAATCTTTGAACCGCTGAAAGACACGCCTAAAAAGACACGGGCGCTCATGCTTAGCGATAGAATCCTGCCGCTGAAAAAGCCTGATGTGGACAACATCGCAAAGGTCATAGCGGATAGCCTCAACGGCGTGGCGTATAAAGATGATTCACAGATCGCAAGCATGCTTGTGAACAAATATTACGGGGAGCAGGCAGCCGTGAACGTGCGGATAAGCAACGTAATCCCCTGCGACATGATTGGGGACGAGCCATGACCGGCGTAACCTGGATGGATATGGAGGTGCGGCATGAAAAAGCAAACCCTACCCTGCTATGAAGTATTTACCCGTAAGGGCGAAACGGAGAACATGCATTGCGCCACCTTCGAAAAAGAGAAGGCGCGAAGAAGCTATCACCTGCACCGCGCATTGGGGCACCGCCCGAGGTTACGGGTAGACGGTGTAGAGCAGACAATCGCGGAGGCTGACAGGCTGATGCAAAAGAAAGGAGCGTAACCATGAGCGATAGAGAAAAGGCGATACGATATTTCCAGCAAAGCGTTGACAGCGCGCCGATAGTAAGGTTATCGGCTATCAAAGAGCATGTTGACGCTTGCGAAACCGCCCTGGCCGCCCTCCGCGCCGAGGAAGAGAGGGAGAAGGGGTGCGAGTATTGCACGGTAAACAAAGAGTTGGCAGAAACATTACAAGTAGATACCCTTTGCGCCGCATTTACAAAACACACGAGCGAAATGAAGTGTTTGTGCCGGCCGTTAAGGTATTGCCCCATGTGTGGCCGCAAACTGGATGGAGGTGGGCAGGATGGATGCTAAAGAGATCGTAAAGGCGTTTCGGGAGCATCCGGAATGGGCGCAAGCGAACGAATT